AGCAGCGATGGCCAATCGTGGCACGTTTGACAGCAAGCATACTGACTATGACAAGCCGATCCACTACAAGGTAGCAGCAGCGGTCGAGCCGTTTACCTTCGCGTCAGCAGCGGCCAGCAAGGTGTGGGGTGATACGCTGGTTAATTGTGTGCCGCCGGCATACGCGCTGCGCTATCGTGAGCTGAAGGGTGAGCTGGACGCAGCAATGGTTGCAGACGATTACACACTGTGCGCACAGCTAGCCACAAGCCTGATTAAGGCGCTCAAGGTGATGAACGTGAAGGCAAGGCAGGATGGGCATGAGCCGCCGAAGGTTGACGGGCATATAGCCGAGTTCAAGGGGAAGACGTATTGCTTCCTCGCCAGCGGTGATCTGGCAGCTGTCCGGCGCAAGTATCCAACGTGGGCCGTGTATCATATCAGCGAGGTCTGCGCAGTCATGAGCGTGCGCACAGATGAAATGGTGGCAGCTGTGACAAAAGAGTTTGCCGGGGCAAGGATTATAGATGTCCGGGCGTTTGATGATGAGATTAACTTTGAACCTAATGGAGAGTAAAATGACGCAGAAGAATGTACGCACAGCGGTGTTAGAGGAAGCAATTGGGCTAATCAACGGACCGCGCCAAGCGCACTACGGTACGCCGCAGGAGAACTTTGGAGCAACGTCGCATATGTGGTCAGCATATCTGGGCATCAAGGTGTCTCCCGGCGACGTATGCAGGCTGATGGCGCTCTTGAAGCTGGCTAGGCTGCGTAATGGCCCGCATCACGATAGCAGCTGCGATGGCGCTGCATACATGGCGCTGGGCTGTGAGCTTGATGAGGGTATGCTTGACGTGCCAATGCAGCAGCCTTAACGTGAGCATCAGGCAGCGCATCCTCCCGCGCCGTCCAACTGACCCTCGACGGTTTTCATCCAGTTTGTCCGTCGGGGGTCTTTTTACGCAGAAGGGTGGCGGCATGTCTCACCGAATTAGAATGAGCCTCGACATAGCTTGCGAAGACGATGACGCTGCGGAGGCAGAGCTTACATGGCTGGCCGAGTACGTTGAAGAGCGGCTTAACCATGGGGCCGACATGCAGCGCATCGTGCAAGCAATGGTAGAGGCTCTGGTTGAGCTTGGCGACGCTGGTGAGCTGATGGCTGGGATTAACGATACCATACACTGAGAGAGGCTGTGAGCGCGTGTCAGATGGTGTTGGAGCGCTCTGCGACACTGGTTGGCAACGACGCGCTGGGTGCGCTCGCTTAATTGAACGCTTGTTCAATTACAAGCCAGAATGTGGCGACAATGTGGCACAATGAGGTGCAATGATACCTCACAAAAGTCAACGCACTGTAATCACTGCATATTAAATTTAACATAATGCATATTATGCGTCTAAGCTGGCAAAATCTGGCAAAACACCCCCCCCGGTCAGAAATCTAGCGGGGGTATGTGTGTGTAGTTTCCCGCGCACACGCTTGCCCCCCCCGGCCCCCTCTTGCCAACCGATGCTCACTCAGAGTAAAATTTGAAAAAACGGGAGTTACCACAATGGCTGGGAAGGCTTTACGCAAACGCATTTTGGCTGAGGTCGCCAAGAACGGCGGCGCTGAGTATATATTTGATCGGCTGTCATCTGGCACCACGGTGACGGCGATGGCTAAGGAGTTTGAGTGCAGCCGGGAGTATTTGCGCAACAGTTTGCATACTGTGCCGGAGTACAAGGCGGCGATGGAGGGCGCGAAGCTGACGGCTGCTGATGCGTTGGTTGAGCAGGGTTTGGAGATGGTTGACGCGCTAGATGGCGGCAGCTCAACGCAAGAGATTGCTGCGACGCGCGAGAAGGTGCAGTGGCGCAAGTTTATGGCTGGCTCGTATAATCAGGAGCGCTACGGTAATCGGCCTCAGACCAATGTTACGATTAGTGTGAGTGATATGCACTTGGACGCGCTGAGGAAGGTCAATGCTGACTTGGCGCAGATTGATGCTGAGGATCGCCAGCGTGAGGCGTCGGCCATTGAGGCTGACTATGAGGATGTGACGGATGAGTGAAGCCAACCCGCTAGAAGAGTTTGTGCTGCGTTATCGTGATGACCCGGCTTTGTTTGTGCAGGAGGTGTTGGGTGCGACGCCGCATGATTATCAGGCTGAGTTTTTGCGTGCTGTTGCTGATGGTGAGCGCAAGGTTAGCATCCGCAGTGGCCACGGCACGGGTAAGTCAACGTCGGCTAGTTGGATTATGCTTTGGTTTGTTTTGCTGCGCTTTCCGAATAAGGTTGTTGTGACTGCGCCGACCAGTGGTCAGCTGTTTGATGCGTTGTTTGCGGAGCTGAAGCGTTGGATTAACGAGCTGCCGCCGCAGTTGAAGGTGTTGCTGACGGTTAAGTCTGATCGAGTTGAGTTGAACGCAGCGCCGAGTGAGGCGTTTATTTCTGCTCGGACTAGCCGGGCTGAGACGCCGGAGGCGTTGGCTGGTGTCCACTCGGAGAATGTGTTGTTGGTTGTGGACGAGGCTTCTGGTGTGCCTGAGAAGGTGTTTGAGGCTGCCGCTGGTTCGATGTCGGGCCACGCGGCGACGACGATCTTGCTGAGCAACCCAACGCGCTCCAGCGGTACGTTTTACGAAAGTCAGACGCGGATGGCTGACAGCTGGTGGACGCGGCGTTGGTCGTGCATTGACAGCCCGTTGGTTAGCGATGAGTTTGTTGACGAGATGCGGGCTAGATACGGCGAGGAGAGCAACGCGTTTAGGATCCGCGTGCTTGGTGAGTTTCCTATGGCGGATGATGACACGATCATTCCGTTTCACTTGGCTGAGAGTGCAATTCATCGTGACATTGAGGTTACGCCGGATGAGCGGCCTATCTGGGGTTTGGACGTTGCGCGCTTTGGTACGGATAAGACGGCGCTGTGCAAGCGATATGGCAATGTTGTGACTGAGATCACCAGCTGGCAGGGTTTGGACTTGATGCAGACTGTTGGCCGGGTGATGGCTGAGTTTGAGGGCTTGCCGCCGTCCATGCGCCCGAAAGAGATATTGGTTGACAGCATTGGCGTTGGCGGTGGCGTTGTTGACAGGCTGCGCGAGCTTGGTGCGCCTGTCAGAGGTATTAATGTTGGCGAGGCTCCGGCTATGGGTAAGACGCATATGAACTTGCGCAGTGAGCTTTGGTTTAAGACGAAGGGTTGGCTTGAGGATCGGTCGTGCAAATTGCCGAATAACGATCAACTGTTGGCGGAGTTGACGGCGATTAGGTACAGCTTCACGTCATCTGGCAAGATGAAGGCTGAGAGCAAGGATGAGATGCGCAAGCGTGGCTTGAAGTCACCGGACCTTGCTGATGCTTTGTGCCTGACGATGGCCAGCGATGCTGCGACTGCATTGTCTGGGTCCATGTCAACGTGGAAGCAATCACTCAAGCGTAATTTGAAAGGTATCGCATGAAGCCAGTTCCGTTTTACAAGCTGTCACCTAGAATGAAGAATATCCGTATGAATCAATGGATTAAGACATACATCGGCAAGGGTTTGAGTTTAGAGGAGGCACAGTTTGCGGCCCGCTGGCGCGCTGGCCATTGGAAGCTGTCTTCCCGCATGGAAAAGATTATGGATGATTTAGGTGAACTGTGATATTGCGTGGAATACACCCTGCGTGGCCTTTGTCAAACAAATGTGCTAATGTGCAGAAAAATGAGGATTGATGACATGACACCATGTAAAGGTTGCCCCACCCCCGCCGCTTGCAAACGTGCTGGAACTTGCCTGTCTAAAAAATACGGTAAGTAAGTATGCCGAATGATATGCTCACACTGAATAAGCTAATCAAGGCTATCGGTCAGCGCGAAAGCAGCGGCCGCTTTGACGCTGTTTCTGATGGTGGAGCTGTTGGCTTGCTTGGCATTATGCCGGAGGATGCGATGCGAGGATTTCGTCGCGGCGTACCAACCGTTTGGGATGTCGCCAGCGATATTGGCTTTGAGCCAGTTGATAAGTCAAAAAGGTCAGCTATTGCTTTGTTGAAAGACCCGGAAGTAAACATAGGTATTGCTGTCCCGTATCTTGTTGAATTAATGAATAAATACAACGGCAACACGCAAGACGTTTTAACGGCTTACAATGCTGGTCCCGAAAAATATGATCGCTCTGGGCTTGACCCATCGCGATTAGATAAGGCAGAGCAGAAAACGTATGCTGAAGATGTCGCTAAGGATTACTTTGATATTTTTGGCACAGCGCTTCCAGAAAACTTAGGTGTGCTTTCGTCTCCTCGGCCTAAGTCCCGCCCGAAAGGACTGTTACAGTAATGGCAATCACAACTTACGCAGAGCTAAAGTCTAGCATAGCCAACTGGCTGAACCGTGACGATCTTACGTCGGTTATTCCTGATTTTATCAGTTTGACTGAAGCGGGCATTAATCGTGACTTACGGCATTACAAAATGATAAACCGCGTTGATGCTACGCTTGATAGCCGTTATGTGCAGATGCCTGCTGATTGGCTTGAGACTGTACGCTTTGGCATTACATCTGGCACAACGTATCGCCTTGAGTTGATTTCGCGCGATGACATGCTTGAGTATCGTCAGAACACGTCTGACATTGCTGGCATTCCAAAGTTTTACGCAAACATTGGCGATACCATTGAGGTTTTCCCAACGCCTGCCGCTGAGTATCAGATGCAGCTTCAGTATTACGCCAAGACGCCTGCGTTGAGTGATAGTAACACTGACAATTGGTTGTTGAGCGATGCGCCTGACATTTACCTTTACGGCGCGCTTGTTCAAGCTGCGCCATACTTAAATGATGACGCAAGAGTTCAGACTTGGGCCGCGCTTTACTCTGCGGCTATGCAGTCTCTGCAAAAGTCGTCGGATGACACACGTTTTGCTGGTTCTGGTCTTAGAATGCGTGTGACTAGCTATTAGTTGCATGATGGTGTATAGAAGTCACAGATATATCTAATCGGAGAAATCCATGTCTTTAACTAACGCTTTTGAGACAAGCACACTGCAATATCTGTTGACCACAGATAGCGTTACCCGCCCGACGGCGTGGTACATTGGTTTGTTTACATCTGACCCAACTGACACTGGCTCTGCCGGCACTGAGGTGTCTGGCTTCAGCTACGCTCGCACCGCAGCCACGTTTACTGTGACTGGCGACACTGCAACAAACTCTTCGGCTGTTGAGTTTCCTGCGGCGTCCGGCGGAAACTGGGGTACGGTTGGTTGGATTGGCATTATGGACGCATCGTCTGGCGGAAATATGATTATTCATTCCGCGCTTGATGCTGCCAAAGCCATTAACGATGGCGATGTATTCCGCATCCCAACGGGCGACCTTGACATCACGGCAAGCTAATGGCCTTGCGCTCCACATATAACTCAGGTGTTTTCAACTCTGGGTTATACGGCGAGCCTGAGACTACGCAGGGCGCGGCTTCCGCGTCTATTGGCGTTTCTGCGTCTGCGTCTGCTGTTACAATTGTTGACGCTTCATCTTCAACGTCTATTGCGTTTGTTTCGTCACAGCCGACGGGTGTTCGCGTTGTTGATGCGTCGGCCAGCGTAAGCCTTGGCGGCATTGCAAATGTTTCTGCGATTACATATGAAGTTATACCGGGTTTCCGTCCGGGTTACGGTTTAAACACTTACGGTTCTTATATTTACGGCGAAAACCGCAGCACAGAAGACGCCAGCGCGACTGCAAACATTACTTTTGCCGTTAGCGTTGCGGGCAAAGTTACGCGCAATGTTTCGTCTTTAACAGCGATTGCGTTTACGACGACTGCGCGCGGTGTTTACGACGTGGTTGCCTCTGCAAGCGCTGCTATTTCAATTTCTTCCGATATAGGGTATATCAGGATAAGAAATGTTGCGATTTCCGATAATATTGAATTTACGCCAGCCGTAAATGCGAGATATAAATGGGAAGACGCACCTGAACCGACAACCATATGGACAGAAGCATCTGATCCATCTACGACTTGGACAGAAGCAGACTACTTAGAGAGGGCCGCGTAATGCCTACGACGACGACAAATTATTCTTGGAATAAGCCAACCGTAGGCGGCGACGAAGACGCTTGGGGCGGCTACCTTAATGGCAACTGGGACAGTTTAGACACTTTGCTCGGCGGCGTTACAAACGCTGAGCTTTCCGTGCTAAATGGTCTGACTGCTACCACAGCAGAATTAAACTATGTCGATGGTGTTACCTCGGCTATTCAACCGCAGCTAGATGCAGCTGCAACAACAGGTAAGGCAATCGCAATGGCGATTGTCTTCGGTTAAGGAGAAGCCACATGGCCGCACCAAACGTAGTAAATGTAGCCACTATCACTGCCAAGTCGGCGTTGGTGGCTTTGTCTTCAACCTCGCAAACAACGCTGGTCAGCAACGCTGCATCCAGCGGCAAGGTTTTTAAGGTCAACATGATCCAAGTTGCAAACGTAGATGGCGCAAATGCCTGTGACGTTACTGTGGACATGCACAGCGCCGCTGCTGGCGGTGGCACAGCATATTCTCTTGTAAGCACGATTTCTGTCCCGGCCGACGCCTCTTTGGTGGCTCTGGACAAAAACACAGCAATCTATTTGGAGGAAGACCGTTCAATCACAGCAACAGCTGGAACGGCTGGCGATCTTGAAGTGATCGTTTCTTACGAAGAGATTAGCTAATAGGAGCCTATTATGGCTAAACGTGGTGGTGGCTTCATAGGCCAAGACGGGATCAATGCACCTGACCCTGCTACGGGTGTCACGGGTACGGCGGGTGATGAGCAGGTTGATGTGAGCTTCACATCTCCCTCTGACGTAGGCGGCGCGGCTGTAACTGAGTATCGGGTGACTGACAGCACAGGCGCTCATAGCGCCACAGGCTCCGCTTCGCCTATCACCGTCACAGGTCTGACCAACGGCACAAGCTACACGTTCAACGTATGGGCGATCAATCCGTTTGGCTGGTCTGCACCTAGTGGCGCGAGCAGTGGTGTAACACCAGAGCAATTACAGCGAGGTTTATTTGGTGGTGGGCGTCAATCCCCGACCAACACAATTTCTTATGTCACTATTCCAACAGCAGGAAACGCTATTGATTTTGGTGATCTTAGCAATCTTTCATATTCCCTTGCAGCCTGCTCTTCTGCCACAAGAGGTGTATTTGGCGGTGGATATTACAACACTGCTACAATAGAGTATGTCACCATAGCGACAACGGGAGATTCTACTGATTTTGGCGACTTGACTGCAGGGCGCGATTATTTAGCTGCTTGCTCTTCTAGCACTCGCGGTGTTTTTGCTGGGGACAGCACTATAGACTACATTACCATCGCAAGCACGGGTAATGCTACAGACTTTGGCGACCTTAATGTAACTGCGTTTGGTCTTACTGGGTGTTCATCCCCAACAAGAGGCTTATACTCAGGTGGATCCCCGCTGACGAATACTATCCAGTATATAACAATTGCCTCAACAGGAAATGCGTTGGACTTTGGCGATTTGAGTGTAGCATTAATGCGGGCAGGTTCTTGCTCTTCCTCAACGAGAGGTCTTGTCGCTGGTGGTACAACATCATCAGGTGAAATAAATAACATACAGTATGTCACCATTGCGTCGAAGGGTAACGCTTTAGACTTTGGCGACTTGACAGTAGCTAGGCGAGATTTGGCGGCTTGTTCATCTAGCACTCGCGGTGTTTTTGGTGGTGGCTTTTCGACAACAGCAACAATAGATTATGTTGCTATAGCTTCAACAGGAAACGCAAGTGACTTTGGCGATTTGGCGCAGGCCCAGCGCGAGCTTGCGGCCTGTTCATCTGCCCACGGAGGACTTTCATAATGCCCAATTATCAAGGTATATGGAGCCTGTCGGAGCAGTATCAGAACGCGAGTGGGTGGCCTTTCCGGTCAGTAGAAGTGGAATACTTGGTTGTCGCTGGCGGCGGCGGTGGTGGCCGTCGTAGAGGCGGCGGTGGCGGTGCGGGTGGTTATCTGACATCAACAACAAATCTTGCGTTGGGATCAGCAATTACCATTACCGTTGGCTCTGGCGGTTCTGGCGCACCAGCATCGAGTGGGTCTGCTAGTAACGGTGCAAATTCATCTATAGGTTCTTATGTGACCGCGACGGGCGGTGGCGCTGGTGCAGGAAACAACAACGCTGCATCTGGCGGCTCTGGCGGCGGTGGTCAAGCGTTTGGGGCCACTGCGGGTGCTTCGGGTGTCGTTGGGCAAGGCAGCGACGGCGAAACAGCTTCTTCCTCTTACTCCGGCGGTGGCGGCGGTGCTGGTGCTAACGGGTCAACAGACAACGGCGGAAATGGTCTAGCAAGCTCCATTACAGGTTCTTCTGTCACTAGAGGCGGCGGCGGCGGTGCATGGGATGGTGGCACTGGCGGCACTGGCGGCGGCGGAAATGGTGGCTCTGGTACAGGTATAGGTTACGCAGCCACAGCAAATACTGGCGGCGGCGGCGGTGGTGGTGGTGACGACAATCGTGGCGGCAACGGAGGTTCTGGTGTCGTTATATTGCGGTCTTTGGTGCAAGCATCTGCGACCACAGGGTCTCCGACAGAAACAACAGACGGAAGTTATTACATTTACACTTATAATGGTTCAGGGAGTATCACGTTCTGATGGCACATTTTGCTGAATTAAATGCAGAAAGCATCGTTGTAAGAGTTATTGTTGTAAATAACAGTATTCTGCTTGATGAAAGCAATACTGAACAAGAAGATTTAGGCATACAGTTTTGTCAGTCTTTGTATGGCGGTGTTTGGAAGCAAACAAGCTACAATGAAAACTTTAGGGGTAGTTTCGCTGGCGTCGGTTACATTTACGACAGTAATATAGACCAGTTTGTTAAGCCTGTGGAGAGTGAATAATGACTAAACGCTATCTAGGCAACATCATCACGCAGAACCCGACACCGCCTGCTGATAATTTTGAAGACACCCCTGCATCTGGCGTGTGGTCACTTGCGGAAGCCTTTGCGTATAGCAAGGCGGGGCTGTGGCCTACGGCGGGGAATGCTACACCTATAGGTTTTTTTTTAGGGGGATATGACAGCAGTTGGAATAAATTAAATCAAATACAAAATATATCCATTGCCTCTGCGGGTAACTCACAAGACTTTGGAGATTTAACTGAAACTGTTGCAGAAACTTCTTCTTTTGCTAGTAAAACAAGAGGATTACGAGCAGGAGGTCAGACAAGCAGTAGAACTGATGTAATAGATTTTTTTTCCGTAGCTAGTTCAGGCAATGCTCAAGATTTTGGAGACTTATCTGTTGCTAAAAGATACTTGGGCGCGCTTTCAAATTCTACAAGAGGTATGGTTGGGGGAGGTGCAGAAGCCCTTAGCAATACTAATACAATAGAGTATGTTACTATGGCCTCCCAAGGTAATGTTACAGATTTTGGAAATTTGTATTCTGATATACAAGAAATTGTAGGTTTTGCATCACCAACAAGAGGTGTTTTCGGTGGGGGTACTACAGGTTCAAGGCAAGATAGGATACAGTATGTAACAATAGCTTCTACAGGCAATGCTACATATTTTGGAGACTTATCGACTCCTTTAGATAGCCATACGGGTTGTTCTTCCTCTACTCGGGGGTTGTTTGGTAGTGGTGTAACTAACAGTGGCACAGTTAATACTATTGAATTTATTACAATAGCTTCTACAGGCAATGCTACAGATTTTGGAGACTTGGGAGAAACGGTTCAGCATATGGCTAGTTGCTCATCAGAGGTTAGGGGAGTATTTGGAGGGGGACACTCTTCAACTAATACAATAGAATTTGTAACAATAGCTTCTACAGGCAATGCTCAAGATTTTGGTGATTTATTTCTAGCTAATTCCTTTGGTGCAAGTTGCTCTAGTGGCCATGGCGGCCTAGCAGCATGATAACGGGAGAAAACATGCCTAAAGATACAGTAAAAGAAACGGCACTAGCCACAGCGGACATTAGCATCCAGCTTCCATCTGCGAAGCCTGAGTACAAGTCCATGCTGGCTAATATTGCCGAAAAGGCTCCTGCCATTGCGCAGGCGTCTAGCAATTTCTACAAGTCGCACTCTCAGATGATGAGCGTGACGCTTGACGTTACGGCAATCACGCCGATCCGCTCTATTAAGCATACGCTTGCTGAGATTGAGAAAACCAAATCCGCCTTGCAGGAAGGTTACTTCCGAATGAAGAAGGAAGAGGTCAAGCTCAAAAAGCTGGAGCGCAAGCTGGGTGAAGAGACCGACGATCTTGAGCGCGAGATGCTTGAGATTAAGATCAACGAGAAGCAAGCCAATGCTGCAAGCTCTCGTGGCTACGTTGAGGCCGCTGTCCGCAAGCTCAACTTCTTTACCAATCAGTACGAAAACCTGATGAAGAAGATCGGCAAGGATGAGCTGACCGAGGCTGATTACGAGCTTGAGGAAGTCAAATACCACATCATGACTTGTCTCAAACAGGCGCTAAACTCTGCCCGCCCACGCAACGGCGTGATCGACGAAGGCAATATGATCTACCTGTTTGACCTTGGCATCAACGCAGCGCAAGCGCAGCTTGAAGTTATGTCGTATCTCAACTGGGAGAACGAGCTTATCAAAGAGGGCAAAGCGCCAGAGCATCATCACACGGTGCAGTGGCTAGAGGCTTGCGCAGACAAGTGGGCGCATTGTCCAAGCGCCTTTGCAGAAAGCCGTGGTTTTGCTATACTCGACGAAACATCTTTGACCAACACACTCATAGAGGACCAAACTGATGGCTCATAAAGTAGTAAAGTATCGCCTCGAAGCGGATGGGACTATCCCAACGTGGCTGACGTTTGGCGTTCCGCAATCAACTGGCGGTATGTACGCGGTTGCCGACCCTAACACAGCATCACCGCAGGACTGGATGATGATTGGCATTTCCGCAGGCGGCGCTGACACATCTGATGCAATTACAGTATTTTCATCTAAAGCAGACCTTGAGACGTATCTGTCAGCAGAGGCAACGGCAAGCAGCTGGACCGACTTAGACCCTAACGACCCTGATGCAGCGGTTGCGTTTGACGCCGCTGCTCACGCACAACGTGTTTGGGATGACCTTGACGCTCTGAACGCGTAAGGGGAGAAGGCACATGCCGTTAATCCCACTAAAACTCCCCGCTGGCCAGTACCGCAACGGCACTGACCTTATGTCTCAGGGCCGCTGGCGGGACATTAACCTCGTCCGTTGGCATGAGGATGCTCTGCGCCCTGTGGGCGGATGGCGGCAGCGTTCATCTGTTGATCTGAACGGCGTTGTCCGGTCCATGATTGCGTGGGAAGAAAATGACGGATTGCGTCAAGTGGCGGCTGGAACGTACAATAACCTGTACGTCATCAACGCAAACGGCACCGCGACTGACATTACTCCCGCTGGCTTAACCGCTGGGCGCATTGACGCAAATATTAATACAGCATACGGCGGCGGGTTTTACGGCAACGAAGAATACGGCTTGCCACGCGCTGACACTGAAACCATCCTTCCGGCCACAACTTGGTCACTAGAA